GTTTATTAATTCTCCTATTTTTGTAGATTTAATTAAAAATATGATGTCAGCCGTTGGTGCAGATACTAAAATTTTTGATTCTAACTTCTTTATTGATTCCAATACATCTAGTAAGCGTTCAGTATTTATGGATTATCCAGGATACTTAGCTAATAAAGAGACAAGTTCGATTAATGATCCTAGACATCAGTTCTATAATGATAATAATGGAAACGGTACAGTAACTAAAGCTATTAAAAACTTGCTGGTTAATGAGCCAAGTGATTCTTATGAGTATTCTTTCTCTTTGAAATCTATTGATTTTACAAATACGGATTCGTCAAATACTTTTAAAGCTTGTTTTATAAGTAAAAAAATCCCTACAGATGGACAGATTTTAGGTGTCAAAGCAAAAGTTGAATTAATAAATTCTAATATATCTTCTAATACAAAATATGATTTAAGTAATTTAACATCATATGAATTATCTGTTTCCAATAGTGATTTTCCAAGTTTGGAATCAGATTGGATTCCATTAGCTTTTAATAATCAAACCATAATAGATTCAGAAGTTGTTTTCTTTGATATAACAGATTTTACTTCAACATTAAGATTTCCACCTAGGCCTGATTCCATTCTATTATATAAAGATGGGATGATCGTTAATCCATTAAATTATTCTTATAATACCTCAAGCAATAAACTATGCCTGACTGAGCAGTCTCTTTATTCTGGAAATAGTATATTTTGCGTCTATTATCAAATTGATTCATCTGTGTATAATCCTTATGAATTAGATTTTGTTAAAAGAAATTTGTATAATGAATCAATTAAACAATATAGAAATAACTATGGATTAGGTCAGATTTTTAATAAAACTAATTCAGATGGAACTATAGTTTTAGACCATATGCCTTATGTTAATAAAACATTTGCAAGTAATTCTAGATATGATAAATATTTTGGCACAATATTTCAATCTAATAGTGCAACAGGATATAGTCCAATTAAAATAAAGCTTGCTGATGGAACATTTGCTACTAATCTAACAAATTATACAAATTCTGCACAAGACACAGAGTTCAGCACATCATCTACTTCAGTCCAGTTTTTTCAAAATGGAAAAAATATAACCTTCAATAAAGCTATAAACTCATCATTTACAGTGCTGTACGAGTATGTTCCTTATAATTTAAGATTTAGATTTATTATGAGAAAAAATATATTCAATTTAGACATTCCTGGTAAAGCTGATTCAGTTTTGTTAAAAATGAAAACAACTTACTTTGATCCATATTATGATAAACTTAATTACGTTTCAAAAATTTGATTAGGATAGGAATTCAATGACTCAAATATCTTCTAATACTTTAACCTATGATCAAATTTACTTAAAGGTAAGAGAGTATTTTTCAAAAGAAATCAGAAACCAATTTGCCTCTAATCAACAAAGGATTGAAGAATATAAGAAACTTGTTTCTGACATATATGAAACTGTAGGAGGGCCTGTTACTCAGTTCGTTCCTTACATTAAAGGTGAGCCACCTATCTCTAGTAAATATAATACTTTCTCTAGATCTGTTGGTAGCGATTTTGCACTTGTATCTAAACAGTTGGACTACTTAAATGCAAAAACAGTTAATGCTTATAATCTTTTTGCTCAAGAGATTGAAACTGAGAAAAATTATTTGGAGAGGATTTCTTCAAAAGCTAAAATTTTACAGATGTATTCTCAAGCACCAGTTGATGATCTTGTTTATTTGGGAGATTCTTTTGATAATCAGGATCAGGTTAATGTTAGCTTAATTCCAGTTGGAATGAATCCAAATATAGAAAATGGATCTTTCACGCTGCCGATTTCGAGGATAAAACCTTGGCCATCTAGAACAATTAAGATTAATCAGTTAGTATCTAATGGATTTTTGGGAAATAATCATCAAGTAGTGAAGTCTGTGAATTCAGATGAAACAGAAGTGTATGAATATGTTTACAAGTCCAACAGAACCATTGCTTCACTTTCTGGCATAGGTGATGATAATCCTTTAACGTATTTTGAGTATGATGCTATTAATGTAGATAGGTCCAGTAATAGTGTTGTAGATAGTTCAATCATTTCTAATGATGAATTTAGTTATCTTTCAAATAGAAAAGTTACATCTGGAAAAACAGAAGGAGAACTTATTGATTGGTCTTCTTTTGATATGTCTTCTCCATTAAAGGTTAGTTTAATATTTGAATGCGGATCTCCAACTTTGGCTAACACATTTACAATCTTACCTTATTTCGGTTCTTCTGGATTATTAAAGGTTACTTCAGTTAAGGCAACTCTTCAAAATGGTGATATTACTGAAGTGTTAAGTAGTCCAGTATATATTGGCTCTTCTTTTTCTCCGCTTAATTTACAGATAGCTAATAACTACTTTTACAATAAGGCTACAATTAGATTTTCTGAGGTAAGGGTTTTAAGGTTTGAAGTGACAATTGAACAGGATACCTATCAAGATATTGATATATTGCACGCTTATTGGAAACCTAATTATCAAACTGATCAAAGTGTCGATTCACCTTTTTATGGATTATCTAGATTTAATCCAAGTTCTTTTAGTAAAGATGTGTATGAGTTAATTGAGTATGATAAATATTCTTTAGTTCCCCAAATAACTAGTCCTAATGAGTTTAAGGATAGAGATAGAATTTCAAAAGTTGTTAGAGTGAAACTTAAAAGAAAACCAGTTAGGTATGATGCGTATGCGATTACTTTAAATTCTTATGTAAATGGTTCAACTATTCCAACAAAAGTCTATTTTTACAATTTCGTTACTGGCAGTAACTCTTTTGCATGGGTGGCTGATACTGCATCTCTTTTCGAGCCTTCGTCAGACAATGTGCAGATTGCTGGCTCTCCAAAGTATGCGGTTACTGCAGCTGATCTTGCTAATGATTTAGCTAGTGTTAATACTTATCTTGCATCACTTCCCAATGGAACATTAACAACTGTAGGTTTTAATACATATAGGTTTGATACTGTTGCAGTTGAAGCAGTTACTTATGCGGCTGTTACTCAAGCAGTTAATTATTCTGTTCCTATTACTTTGCAGAAAGAGCTTTATAAAGCTAAGAGAAAATCTATTGGCATCAGAGATATATCTTTTTCTCATGAAACATATGCCGATGCTGCAGAGGTGGTTTCTACTTCATATAGTTTTGATACTCCTGTTGAGTCTTTGATGATTTCTTCTGAAACAAATATAGATAATTCATATAATGATAAAATGTTATTGAATTATTATATATCTGTTAATGATTCAAGTTGGATTCAGATTTCGCCTATTCAGTTGTCTGCGAATGGTATAGCTGAGGTTTTGGTCTTTAATAAAAATATTCCTACTAACTATCAAATACCTGGTGTTGCGTATATTAATTATCCAGAAGTTCCGACTGAGATAAATTCAGTTAAAGTTAAAATACAGATGTTTAAAGATAGAAATTATAATATTACTCCTGTAGTTTATTCTTATAAGGTGATCGCAAAGGTGAGAAAGAGATGAATATTGCAACAGTTCAAAAGAAGAAATTCCTTTATAATATTTATAAATTGTTTTATTCTACAGGTAATAAACCATCTGATCATGAAATAAAAAGGTTGTATAATCAGTATTTTTCATATAATACACTTGGTGAGCCAGTTATTATAGATTTTGATAGGATACAATCCACCAATGTAGTAGGCCATCATGCTCTCAATGAGGTTATGATAAATACTTTACTTAACTTAGAAGTATTATATGATTGTGTTATGGAAAATAACGAACATATTTTTTCTGTAGTTAACGCTTTGAATATGAAACTTGATAACTTAAGAGCTAAGAGGAAAGAGATTGAATCTAAAATAGATCAACTTCTTTTTGCAAATGCAAACTCTGATGGATTTTTCTACTCATATTTAGAAAATTTTGCTAATACAACTTTTATCGATCTTGAAAAAACTTCAGCGTTTGTTGATATTGTTAATAATCATGTGACAATTCCTAAGGTTACCTCTGAAACATCCAACCAGATAACTACAAAATCAATGGTTATGTCTAATGTAAAAACGACTTTAACTTTTAATGGTTCTATTGTATCTGGTCCAACCGTGATATCTAATTTTGATGCCGTTTTTGACGGATTAAACGATACCTATTGGTCACATGTTCACGCTTCTGATGCACCTGGTATAGCTTCTATTACTTTTGACATTCCAGTTAATATTGGGTTTAGTATATCAAAAGTGCAGGGTTCTATTTTAAGTGAATCGCCTTGTTCTATATTTTTGAAGGCAGTTCCTATTTCTTCAGAAAAACCAGAAGTGATACTTAGTAAAACTTCTAAAGAAGATTATAATAGATTTTCTTTCTTATTGCCGAATGACTCTTATAGTGTTATATATTTAACTTTGTATAAAGATGAACCAGATAAAGTGGTACAAAGTGTTACGGCACCGTATCTTTATACTTTTGGATTAAGGGAACTTTCTATTGGAGCAGACTATTATGATGAAAGAGCTACTTTGGTGTCTGCGCCGATATCTATTCCTATTTCTGATAATAATTTGCTATCTATAAGTTCAGTTGCGATTGATGTAAAGCAGCAAACTGTTCCAGGTACGAATTTATCGTACTATGTTGCGGTTGATTCTGATTCAGCTGTAAGTTTATATGATTTTAATTGGATACCAATTGAGCCTAGCAGCTCTGAGTCTGGCGCAATACCCAATACTGTTTCCCTTGTTGGTTCTAGCAATGTTGCTGAATATATTGATGTTGAAGATGATACAGTTGATGTGGATTATGGTTTAATTCCATTAAATTCTATTTCACCTAATGCTAATGAATTAAATCCCGTTCAACTTCCTTTTTCTGATAAGATTGCTTATAGGGTGGCATCTTTGAATGATGCAACTAAGTATTTGCAACCTTATCTTCTTTCTAGTTTAGATAATTTTAGATCTTATTGGATTCCTTCTATCAATAAAGTTGATACTAGTTTATCTAATTCTTTGCAAAGTTGGGCTGAGATTATTAATGATTCAACATATTTAGATCTAAGAAAAAATATTTTTACGAATTATTCATCATCATTCACTTCTGCTTTTTCTGGTCCTTGTTCTGAGCTTATTGAAACTAAGCTCTTATCAGTTGAAGAGAGAACTGTATCTCATACAATAACAAAGTCTGGAAGTTTCAATCTTACTGTGTATCTTAATGGTTCAGTTATCGGTGAGCTTCCAGCTGGTCAATCTATTTCTAAATTAGAATGGAACTTCATTAAAGGAATTAATACTATAACTTTTGCGTATGATAATAGTTCTACTGAACGTGTAAGTTTTGATTTAATGGTTGGAGCTAACTTGTTCGATTATGGTACAGTGTTTATGGATTATTTTTCATATTTAGATCCAATTGAATTTAGAAATAAAGTTGATTCAACTTTAAGTGTTTTTACCATAGATTCATTTTATGGTTCAAAGTATCTTTTGGCCTCAAAAGAAATTTCTAAAAGAAGTATTTTGAAGTACTATTCAGATAAGTCTCAGGAAGTTAATGCTGTTAGGTATCGTGTAGATTTTAATAGATATGCTAATCCGCTTCAAACTCCTATCTTGGACGCAATAAGAATTAAATTTAAACATAACGATGTATCGTAAAGAGGTAGAATGTCAAAAACATTTACAAATCAAGATAAAGTGGAAAGAGTTAAAGAGCCACTTTTCCAAGTAAATAGAATGAAGTATCGTGGTCCAAGGAATAGTGAGTTAGAGAACGCTGAAACAAATTTCTTAAAGTTAGATTTGACTAGAATTGAAAATCAACTTGATTCTGTAGATACTTCTATTCTTGAAGATGTCAAACTTTTTATTGGTGACGTTGATGATATAACAACGACTACATTACTGAATGATGGCTTAACTTATGATATTAGTGATGTTAGTATGTATATGGATTCTGATCTTTCAGTATTCAAAGATGCAGTCTATTGGCTTGATGTAGATAAATCTACCACTAGTGATACTGTTATGAAGAATTATGGTTGGGGCGGTTCTGCTTTAAATGCAACGTATGCTGGTTCTCCTACCATGTTAAGTCATTCTGGTGAAAACTATTTTTATTCTCCAGGAGTTTCTGGAAACTATGTAACTGTACCATTTAGTGATGATTTAAATATTTTAGGTGTAGAAAGTGAACATTTTCTTTCTGTGGCAAGAGGTCCAGGGTTTTCGTATGCGTATGTTGCAGACGCTCCATCATTAAGGATAGTGGATAATATTGATGTGATCTGTCGGGTGGCATTGGATAACTGGAATTCTCTTCCTGCAAATCAAATCATAATGAGCAAAGGGTATGCTGGAGAATTTTGGTTATCAGCATCTTCAACTAATGTTGGTTTTTATTTTGCGACAGGAGGCACATTAAGGTCAGTGGCCGTAACTTGGACTACGGCTGCTGGTAGACCCAAAGATGGTCAAGCTGTATGGTTAAGGGCAACACGAGAGTCTAGTACGGGTATAGTGAATTTCTATTATGCCCCAGACAGTTCATCTTACCCCTCTAGTTGGACTTTAATTGGATCTACTGTTGGATATGCTGGTAGTGCAACGGTTTCTGCTTATAATGTTGGTTTTGGTGCTGGCGTCCAATCTGGATCTTATGTGGGTGGGGAAAGAATAGCTGGTAGAATATACCGTGGTATTCTAAAAAATGGTATTGATGGTACCACGGTTTTAGATGTGGACTTCACTAAGGCAAGCATAGGTGCAAGATCTTTTGTTAGCTCTACTGGACATTCTGTTTTTCTTAGTTCGCCTTCTGCTCAAATAGTTGACGGATCAACATATCTATTTGGGTCAGGTTTAACTTCTCCGGTCAGCTACGCATATGTGACTGATCCGGCAATTGGCATGGTCCAGACTACGGGAACTCAAGCTACTATCGGATCCTATACTGTTGTTGTTGGTAGCGCTAGTGGTGTATCTGTTGGGTATCGTGCCATTTTGAGTGGGTCAATTCCAGAAAATACTTTTGTTACAAATATTGTTGGGACAACTATAACTCTTAGCAATCCAACTATTGCAGCTTTTACTGGTTCAACTATGTATTTTCGAAATGAAGGCATTGGAACTCATAGCGAGTTAGATGTTTTGGGTGTTGAGGGTACAAAATTTTTAAGCTTACCAGGTATTTTTGGGAACTATGCGTCCACTCCTGATGTTTCAGTACTAGATATTACTGGCGATATTGATATTATAGTGAGAGTAGCTCTTGACAATTGGAAATTATCTACAGATTATCAGGGGCTTGTAGCAAAAAGAAGTGGAGCTACTGCGTCTTACTCTTTTCGTATTGCTCTTGGAGGAAGCGGATTCCCTGAGTTCGTATGGTGGACTTCTGGTACACCAACGGCAATAACAGCTACAGGTGCACCTCCATTTACAAATGGTCAGGCAGGATGGTTAAGATGCGCTTTTTCAGCGGCAACTAGTCAAGCATCCTTCTACTATTCAACTCAAACTTCAGAACCGACATTAGCTCAATGGACATTAATTAACACAAGCCCATCCAGCACTGCTACGTCCATAGATCCTACTATCGCTGATCTTTTTATTGGTAGTGGAGTTAATGGAACTACTCAAATGACAGCGGGAAAATTCTATAATGTTATTGTCAAAAATGGAATAGCTGGAACATCTGTCTTCAATGCTAATTTTGGTTCGGTATCAATTGGAACAACATCTTTTACCGAATCTACTGGTAAGGTAGTTTCAGTTACCGGCTCCGCTGCAAGAATTGTTGATGGAACAACCTGCATGTACCAGGATGCTACTACAATAACTACTACTGCAACTCAAGCTACAATTGGTTCTTTTACAATTGTAGTAGCTAGTAGTTCAAACCTTTTCATTGGGCAAAGAGTTATGTCGACTAGTTTTATTGCCGAAAATACATTCATAACCAACTTGTCTGGCAACACTGTTACACTTAATAATGCAACGTTGGCTGCGATGTCTGCTACAACTGTCACTTTCAGATATGATAATTATGCTACATTACCAGATAATGCAGCCTTAAATATTACTGGAGATTTAGAACTCGTATGCAAAGTTGCACCAAAGATATGGACCCCTACTTCAGCATCTATTCTTATGGGCAAGGGATATGGTCAGCAATACTATTGGTATATTACATCTACTGTGATAGCAATTGGTATAACTATAGGTGGAACAACTGTCTTTCCAACTGTTACATGGTCTACAGGAAGGCCAACTATTGGCGGAACGCCAATGTGGTTGAAAGTTACCAGAAACAGTACTACTGGTGAAGTTATATTCTATTATTGCGCAGATCAAGAATCTGAGCCAACTGCCGCCCAATGGATAACTATTGGCACTACAACAAACGTTTCTTATTCCGGCGTGTTAAGTACATCTGTGCAACCTTTTGGTATTGGTATCGGGACAAATGGCGCACCTTCTTTGTATAGTCCAATGGGTGGAAGATACTGTAGGGCTATAGTTAGAAATGGTATTGGTGGAACAAAAGTTTTAGATGCGGATTTTACTAGGCTGATACAGTTTTCTAATTCTTTTATAGAGTCCTCTAGTAATGCGATGACTGTTAGTTTAGTAGGTTCTGGTTGCCGTATTGAAAGAGAAAGAAATATTGATATTTGTGCACGAGTACAGTTTAATACTTTCAGTGCCTCTCAAGCATTCGTAAGCAAAGGGTCTGGAAATTCTGTTATGGGCGGATATCAGTTTGCTATTAGCGCTGGGTTACCTTACTTTAGATTTTCTGATGGATCACTAGTTTCTACTTTTACTAGTGACACCTCATATCAGGCAGTTGGGATAACTTTGGGTAAGCCATGTTGGGTCAGGGTTGCGGTTGACACTATAGACCTTGCCACGGGCTGCAATGCAAAATTTTATTGGGCACCGGATCAGGCTTCTGAACCTACAACGTGGACTCAGGTCGGATCAACTATTGCTGGTTCAGGAAATAGCTATGGTGGTGTGAGTTTAGGTCCGAATGCGGAACAGTTAGCAATAGGATCATATGTTAGTGGTTCATTTGATGCTTTTAACGGAAAGATATTTCATGTTATTGTAAAAAATGGTATATCTGGATCTGAGATTGTGAATGTTAATTTCACAAGGCAAATACAGTTTTGTTCTTCTTTTATGGAATCTTCTTTTAATGCGTACTCGGTTGGGCTTTTGAATAATGGTCGAGTTGAAAGAAATCGTGATATTGAACTAGTTTGCCGAGTAGCTGCAGATGATTGGACCCCAACCGCTGAGGGTTACATTATGGGCAAATATAATACTCATGCTACAGGACCCTATCAAAATCAAAGATCATTTGCTCTTTCAGTTTTAACTTCTGGAAGATTAAATATAAGAATTTCTCCTGATGGTGCAAGTAGCACTCCTTTAAGTGTATCAAGCCCTATTATTGCTCCATTTACTGACAAAACAACATATTGGATTAAAGTAACTGTTGATGTAGATAATGGAGCAGGTGGTAACAATATAAGTTTTTATTATACTAATGATCAGGTAGACGAACCAACTTCATGGATTCAAATGGGTGGACCTGTTACCACAGCAAACATTACATCAATTTTTCCTAATACAAGTTTTCTTGAAATTGGCGGAATATATGGTGTAGGAAATCAGAACTCAACAACTGGACCTTTTGCTGGAAAAGTATTTAGAACTATTGTGAGAAATGGTATTAACGGTTCAAAAGTTTCTGATATTGATTTTACTAAAGCTATAACATCTGGTTCGCAAAGCACGATAGCTTTGCCTGATATAACTAAGTACAGTGTCGATAAACCTCTTTATTTGCAGAATCTTGGTTCAGCTGGTGAGGCATTGAATCCTCGTCCTGGTCTAACTTTTGGTCCAGATAATACTGCTAATATTACTGCAAACTCCACCTTAACTAGTGATCCAAAATGGCTAGCTCATACTGGGGAAAATTATCTTTATTTACCAGGGGCTGCTAGCAATCGTGCTGATATAGCTTTTAACTCTGCATTTAATGTTACTGGTGATATGGAACTTGTTTGTCGTGTTGCTATAGATGATTGGGTGAGCGGATTGCCTCAGACTCTTGTAGAAAGAGAGTCAACTGACCCTAATCGTGGTTTTACATTTTATTTAACAGGAGCTGGAAAGCTTTTGTTTAAATGGCTGCCAACTGGATCGTCATCTACTTTAATGGCAAGAGAGTCAACTGTTCCAGTTAACTTTGTTGATGGTAAAACTTATTGGGTTAAAGTAACAGTAGATGTCGATAACGGTTTAGGCGGCTATGATATAAAGTTCTACTATGCGGATGATCAGACTACAGAGCCAACTTCTTGGAATCAACTTGGTGCAACTGTCACCCATCCTGGTGTTATTGCATTTCCAGTTTTAGCATCTTCGCCAGCAATGAATATTGGCGGCAATGCTAATACTACTGCCGCAGGCAAATTCTATAGAGTTATTTGGAGAAATGGTATTGGTGGCACGAAGATTATAGATGTTAACTTTTCAACCAGTCTTTCTTCTACTGTTCAGTCTACATTTAACGAGTCAGCAAATAATATTGCTGTTACAATCACTAGAGCAACAAGTGGTAAAAAGGCAGTGGCTGTTTATCGCTCTTGTTGGCTTTTTGGTTCTAATAGTTTTATGGAGATTGCTAATAATGGTCATATAGATTTTACCAATACAGAGTCTTTGTCTGTTGTGGCTGTTGTTAGGCAGTGGGGTACGGCAACATCTTATGGTAGATATATTTGCAAGGGTGGCGGTGGTCCGGCTAAGGGTTGGAGTTTTTCTAATGATACAACTTCTATTAGTCCTGGATTTTTTATTGGAGATGGAACCAATCAAGCTAGTCAAACTGGTCCAGTCGTGACTGCTGGAACATTCAATGTATTTGGTGGGATTTTAGATAGATCTAATAATACAATTAAAACTTTTTCTAATAATAGTTTTAGTACGACTTCATCCACAACTAGTATTGGTTCTTTGTCGAATAGTAATACAGTTAGAATTGGAGCGAATGGCGGAACTATTTCTAGCTATCAAGATTTTGAATTTTATGCGGGACTTATTTTTAGAAAAGCTTTATCAACAGCGGAAGTTGCACTTATTAACGCCCATTATTCTGGTAGTATAACCGCCGCTTCTACTGCACTTTTGAAGCAGGCAGTTTTCTATATAGATGCCGCAAACCCAACTCAGACTGGAGCAATTGTAAGGTCTAATACTAATAAGAGATCTGTTGCTGTTACTCGTCCAACAATGTTAATGGGTGGTGGAACAACTTGGTTAGAGACACCAGATAGTTCTTTGCTGGAGTTCGGTCCTAAAGATAATTATACAATTTTTGTTTCGGCTCGTATTTGGAATACAATTAGTGGATATTCTAGGCTTTTAAGTAAGGGCGATAATCAAACTAGTCCAGGTTATGAAATAATGTCGAACGCTTCCGATAACTCTTTCATGTTGAATGTTAAAGGAGACGGTTCTGCTGTGGTTAGCGGAATTACAACAACTCCAAGTAAAACTTTTATTGGCGAAGTGTGCAATTTTATTTTTGTTCATGATGTTTCTACAGACTCATTTTCTGCTTACATTAATGGAGTTTTTGACAGTAAGATCACTGATGCTTCTGTTGGCAATATTGTTAATACTCTTCCTTTAAGGATCGGTTCTAGAGCTGATACAACTGCGGGTAGTGATTTTGAATTTTTCTCGGCCGCAATTTGGAGAAGAGCTTTAACTCAAGATGAGCTGCAGCAAATTGCTAACTACTATCAATTGAGCGGTACTATTGTTAAAGTTGACACAATGAATAAAATGAGCGGCCAGCTTGCTAGAATACTTAAAACGGTACAAAGACTAGAGAGTGGATTGTAAATGAGTGAAATTTTAAATACTAGAAAACGAGACTATCAATATAATGGTCCTGTAGAAAGCTCAGACTATAATGCACGTATCGAAGAGAATTATAAAGACTTAGTGTACCTTTATAATAAGAGTGAGATCGTTGATAATAAGCTTTCTCAAGCTTTTGAAAGAGTATTAAAAGATCACCAATTCCTTGCGGCAGCAATTAAAGATTTAGATGATAGAATAAAAGCTTTAGAATCAGCAGCCAATGTTGTATCTATTCATTCTTTTAGTCAATTAGATTATTCTTCTTTTGTAAATACATCTTTTGCTGTATCCACAACAGATCTTTTGAGTTTTGATCCTGTTTATAATATTATTACTCTACCAAAAGTTACTAGTAGTTCTTTTAGTAAACTAAAGTTTTCTAGCGCAAATGCAGGACAGATAATACCTAACTTTTTTAAAGCTAAAGTTGAGAATAGTCTTCCTGGTGTTGATTCGTCTGGTGCGGTAATTGATACTACTCCAATCTATAATGCGATACTGGATTCTCCAGAAAAGGTTTGGAAGAGAAACATCATTGCTTCTAGCAGTTCGTCTGCAGGGGCTCAAATGTGGCTTTATGTTAAGATCCCTAATGAGTCAGCTGGTTCTGCAAAAACTAATATGATTAAATTTAATCCATACCCTACTTTTGGTACAGATATTTTATCTGTTGAATATACAACTAAACAGAGTCCGGCCTTAAATTCTAGTGACGGTTGGTTTCCATTAAATAAGAATGGCTATTATGATGGTGACTCTTCTGCTATCGGAAAAGTTCCTCCAGGTGGATGGGATGTTACTGCATCCGATGCTGTGAGAAATTCTCCTCCTTTAGCTTTCGTTTTTTCTGAATTAGATATAACAGCTATTAGAATAAAATTTATACAAAGAAATTATTTCCAAGAGTTAAGTAAGTATGTGTATACTTATGGCTTGTCTGATCTTGATATTAGGTATGATAAGTATTTAACCTCTGGTAAGACTATTATTAAGTTTACTCCAGCTAATGGTGATCTTATATCTCAGATAACTAATGTGACACCCAAAATATATAACGTACCTCAGAGTCTTCTATCTACAGCTTTCTCTTATCGTATCATTTATAATGATGCAGGGGTTTATACTACTTCTAATCCTGGTACTTCTAATAGTGTTTGGATTGAAATCACTTTAAATATGTTGGATGATAAAACTCCACCAGTTTTGAATGATTTAATTATTGAATATATTTAAGTTAAAACTATAAATCAAAATTACTATATTCATATGATTTCTAATAAGGAGAAATAAGATGGCAACTTTTTATGTAGGGCCTAGACCAGTCCTGAAGGGGCAGACTACCAAAGGAATGGTTCACCCCTATAAAGGTACTGTTGGTAAGTATTCTTTTTGGGCAAACTGGAGTACATCACATGTGCTAGATGGTGCGCCTGATAATAACTATATACCAGGTACTGGAAAGTATCCTGGTAACAGATTACTCTCTCAAATTTTTAATGGAACAACTCTCTATGTTCATCCTCTATCTGGAACTTTCCAGAATGGGGCAAAGTATACGGGTTCGAGATATCGTCCTCTTGAATTCAAAGGACTCTCTGGGGCAGCGGCGTTCGCCAATGGCTATGGACACGATTATAATATTGTAAGTCGCTATGCTTTATATAGCAATTTTAAATTTGATGGTGTAACTTCTGCAGAAGCTCTTGTTAATGTTGGTCACGGAAAGCGTGAGTATGGAGCTGCAGGTGTTGCTAGCTCATTCGGATATTTTGTTCCAGAAGAATTCCATGGAGTGACAAGTACTACAGTTTTCGCTAATGGATATGGCCAAGGTTTACCGGCTGGCTACAATAATGCGTATGGCAAGAATAAGGTAAATGAGTACAGAGGTCTCCCTTCGGCGCGCGCTCTCTGACCTAATTGAAGAGCCACTCATTCTTGAGAAAACATCTTTGAGTGGATTTTTGGGTTGGTTAGCGATTGTTGCAGGGGTAGTGGCATACGATGCGTATGCTATAAAGTTCAGAAGAATAGAAACATTAACAAAATTCTTTTGGAGAATGACAGAAAAACCTATTATTGGAAGTACTGTAATCGGAGTGTGGTTAAGTTTAACCTTTCATCTTCTTATAGAGAAGTCGCTTAGAAAATTATTTCAAAATTAAAGGAAAATATATGAGTAAATTGACAAAAGATATAATTGAAAGAACTCTTTGGACAGCTGTACAGGCATTTTTGGCAGTGTTTGTAATCACTGACGTATCATCCCTGAAGTCTGCTGGTGTTGCTGCAGCTGCAGCTGTCATCGCCGCAGTAAAAGGTCTAGCTGCCTCAAAGGTGGGAGATCCAGAAAGCGCCGCTTTTCTAAAGAGTTGAGTTATAATCTGACAGCTTGACCAGTACGTGATATAATACACGTATAGGCCAGCAATAGATTGGCCCCGCCTTAGGGCGGGGTTTATCTATTCTAAGGGTAAGTATATACCTTTTATCAGATTTATAAATCATTTTAAAGGATTAAGTGTGTTAGCCGAAGATATGAAAACTGCAGTTATGTCAGGATCACTTCCTGGAACTGTTTCTAAGAAATATTTAGATCTATATGTTGGTGAAAGCAATTGGGCTAAACATATTGATGATTTATTCTCAAACGCAATGAATAAATTTAAAGATAAAAATCTGGCAGTAGAGCATGTCAAGAGAGCGATCTCATGTGCTGTGCTCCTTCCTCTTGTGAAAAAAACTTCAATACCAGATCCAGTTAGTAATCTTTTGTTCTGGTGTACTGGTTGGAAAGAATTTCACGAAAATGATTGGTTCGATCTGTTGCTAACAGTAATTAAAGAAGATATAGTTATTTCAGAAAATCGGAATAACATACTCAGCATTGGGGTTATAGATCCTATTGATGTTTCCCCAATTACTCGTCAAGCATATAATTGGTTACATGATAAAGCCAGTAGTAGTCAGGTAGAAGGAATAGACGAGCTACTTGAGAAAAAGTTAGTAAATCTTGTTAGAGCATATGGTGGTGCAGTTATCTGTAATATGTTCATCAATCATAAATTAAATATAGATAAAGTGTTAAATTGGAGAAGTGGATACTTCTTTGAAAAACAGATCCATAAGGTATATTCGATGGATCAAATAGTTAGAATTAAAACAGCGGAACTAAATAAAACAAACCAAAAGTATATTAAGAAACTAGGAGCCAGTAATGGATGACAACAATGTCGGTAGTATTTCAATTTCTGCAGATAAAGTGAGTACAAACTATTTTAAGATAACATCTGCAACAATATTCAAATTGAACGAAGACTTTGTTGATTCTTTCAGAAGTAAGAAAAGTCCTTTTGGATACGCTGATGCCGCAGGTAACTCGGTAGGTGAAATAACATTCTTGCGTACCTATTCTAGATTAAAAGATGATGGGACAAAAGAAACTTGGGTTGATGTATGTGAAAGAGTAATTAATGGAATGTACTCTTTACAAAAAGAACACTGCAAGAAGAATAGACTTCCCTGGAATGACATTAAGGCTCAAGCTTCTGCAAGAGAAGCTTTTGATCGCTTATTTAATCTCAAGTGGACACCACCTGGTCGTGGACTATGGGTCATGGGTACTCCTATTGTAATGGTGCAGAAGAACTCTGCTGCACTGCAGAACTGCGCATTTGTAAGCACCGCCGAGATGACGAAGAATAATCCAGCTAAACCATTTGGATTTCTTATGGAAGCATCCATGCTTGGTGTTGGGGTTGGTTTTGATGACAAGGGTGCCGATAAAGATTTTATTATCTACGAGTCAAATCGTCCATCAATTGTTGAAGTTGTAGAAGATTCCCGTGAGGGATGGGTTAACTCAACTGTTCAACTAATTAACTCTTATTTAAAGCCTGAACAAAATCCAGTTACATTTGACTATTCAAATATCAGACCAGCAGGTACTCCAATAAAAACTTTTGGAGGAACAGCAGCCGGTGCAGGTCCTCTTGTTAAACTTCACAATCATATTAGAAAAATGTTTGATGGTAGAGCAGGGGAAAAACTTACAAGAGTCGATATTGCTGATATCGGTAATACGATTGGGGTATGTGTTGTATCGGGTAATGTACGCAGATCTGCAGAACTTCTTATCGGAAGATTAGATGATGATAATTTCCTCAACTTAAAGAATGCAGAACGCTTTCCCGAAAGAAACTCATACAATGCTGACGCTCCTGGATGGGGTTGGATGTCAAATAACTCAGTAGAAGTTTCTGTTGGCTCCAATCTATCTGATATTGTTGATGGCATTTCTAGAAATGGTGAACCAGGTGTTATCTGGATGGATATGTCACGCAAGTATGGAAGACTAGCTGATGCTCCAAATAATAAAGATTGGCGAGTAGCAGGTTATAATCCATGTGCAGAACAATCATTAGAGTCATATGAATGCTGCACGTTGGTAGAAACATATCTCAATAGACATGACTCTTTGGATGACTTTAAGAGAACTTTAAAGTTTGCGTATCTTTATGCAAAAACAGTAACACTTCTTCCTACTCATTGGGAAGAAACGAATGCGATTATGCAAAGAAATAGAAGAATTGGAACCTCTGTTTCTGGTGTAGCAAACTTTGCTGACCGAGTTGGTATGCCAACGCTAAGAGAATGGTTGGACCAAGGTTATTCAACCGTGCAAAGATATGATAATATTTATTCTGAATGGCTTGGTGTTCGCGAGTCGATCAAGACTACAACAGTAAAACCTTCTGGAACCGTGTCTATCCTTGCAGGAGAATCTCCCGGCGTTCATTGGACTCCAGGTGGCCAATATTTTATGAGAGCTATTAGATTCTCTAATGATGATCCGATGCTTCCATTATTTAGAATGGCCAACTATCGTGTTGAGCCAGCTTCAGAGTCTCCCGATACTACATCGGTTGTATTCTTTCCTATTAAATCTGATGCACTTAGATCAGAAAAGGATGTAACAATCTTTGAGAAGATGGCATTAGCTGCCGCTGCTCAAAGATACTGGTCAGACAATTCTGTTTCTGTAACTATTTCATTTGATTCAGAAACAGAAAAGGATCATGTCGGAACAGTTCTTCATATGTATGATGGACAACTTAAGACTGTATCATTCTTGCCGCAAGGGAACTTTACTTATCTCCAGATGCCGTATACGCAGATCACCGAAAAAGAATATAATGATATTTCTTTGAATATACTTCCAATAGATCTTTCTGGGGTGTATGCTGGTTTGGCAGCAGATGCGATTGGCGAAAACTACTGCACCACGTCAGCATGTGAAGTGAAGTTCATAATGGAAAACGCTAAATAATAGGAAAAAATGTCAAGCGAAAATAATGAGAATAAAGACTTTGAAAAAATTTTCACAGAGATGGTTAACTCTGATGAGTTAAAAGATATTAGTGAAAACTTTGAAGCTAAAGTTCGCATAAATGCCAAAGAGCTCCTTCTTATTCAGCAATCTTTGACCGATGTTATATCGAATATATCTGAGATAATGATGGGTCAATTAATGGGTGAAGATTTTATCTTTGACAATGATTCAATTTACCATAATCTTCTTACTTCAATTTATAAGATATCAGAAGACTTTAATGAATGCATGGTAGAATATTATGCAGAGGCTTTTGAAGATGATGAAGACTTTGAGGTAGAAGACGAAGAAGACGAAGAAGAAGGTGAATGAGATGATTGAAGTATTAGATAATGGATATGTTCGACTCGTAGATGTAATGGGATCTGATTTAAGTGTAGTAAATGCTGCTCGGGCTTCATTCGCAAAAGAATCAAATGAATTAACTCCAGCAGACGAGAAACTCATTAGCTTCTTGGTTAGAGAAGGGCATATGTCACCATTTCGCCATGCGTTTATGACATTTGAATTTAAAGCTCCATTAATGGTTGCTCGTCAACATTGGAAATACATTGTTGGTAGCGATCATACTATGGATGGCTGGAATGAATCTAGTCGTCGTTATGTAACTTCTGATCCAGAATTTTATGTTCCAGATGTATGGCGTTCTGCTCCGGAGAATAAGAAACAAGGATCTGGCGAGCCTATCAGTCCAATTATAGCTGATGAATATACTCACGCCTTAATTAATTATTACTCACAGGGCGTTGCACTATACGAAAGTGCAATGCGAGATGGAATTTGCGCAGAGCAAGCTCGCCTTTTTCTTCCTGCATACGGCATGTATGTGAACTATCGTTGGTCAGCTAGTCTTCAGTCCGTTATGCTTTTCTTGAATCAAAGATTAGCAGAAGATTCGCAGGTAGAAATTCAAGAGTATGCTAAAGCAATAAGAGAATTAGTTAAAGATAAGTTTCCAATTTCAATGGAACTTTTGGTAGGTTGATATGGATTACTCATTAAAGATCTTGATATTTGTAGTATTAATCAATTGGACATGCGCAATGCATGTACTAAATCTTGGTAATCAAAATAAATCTATTAGGTATATCTCTGTGTTAGTGGCTGTGGTTTCGTCAGCAATAGCTGGTCTAGTTGTGTTATGAACATCTATACAATTACACCTAAAGATGTTCAATACATGAAATTGTGTTTGAGTATATCTGAAATTTTTGCTACATGTTCAAAGCGTCAATATGGTTCTATATTGATAGATGATTTGGGGCATGTAGTAGGTTTCGGTTATAATGGTGGCCCTAGTGGTTCTGTTCATTGCAATGATGGAGGATGTCCTAGGGCATTACAGGGCTCTCCAAATGGAAGTAACTACGATAACTGTATTGCGATTCACGCAGAAGCAAATGCGTTGCTTCATTCAGATTACTCTGCTCGTCCAACGAAGCTATATGTTAATGGACCGCCATGTTTCTCATGTGCTAAACTAATTGCTAATTCAACTGTTAAACATGTCTATTACATAGAAGATTTAGCATATTCCAATTGGGATGATGTGGAAAAATTTTTATTCGCATCTAATATCAAGACATATAAGGTATCAAGTGCCAGCCTCAAAGCTTAATTATATTGTGGTATATAAGAATCACAGTCAGATATATGGTTCTTCTACAAAGAAGATAGCAGTAGATAGCCCTCCTCCAGAAGGGCTGTCAACTGAAGATAAAAATATCTTCTTTATAACGTTTGAACCAGAGAATGATAATATTTGTTTACATAAAATAGAAGAGAAAGAAAACAATGAGCAAGAAACAATTGAATAGAAAAAAGCTTAACATTAAACTTGTTCCAGGTGAAACAGCAGTAGTTATGAGCTATGACATTTTCATGCATGTAGCAGCTACTTATGATTTCTTGGCAACAGAGCAAGATAATGAATCTGATGCACAAGCGTTTAGAGATATAGCTGACTCTATCAGATATCAGTCTGAGGAAAATAACTTTCTTAATGATGATGAATACGAAGACTGGTAAGTTTATATTAGCATGTTCTGCTATTTTATGTTTTTTCTTATTAAGAAAGCACTACATTAATATGTTAGAAAAATTTGAGTATAATCAAAATTTAGATCAATATTTAAATAGATTTATTGAGTTTTTTGATTCAAGTAATCTATTAGAAGTTAATAAAAGATTTTTTATGCTCATCGATCATGGTTTAGATGCGGAAGAAGCATTTAACTTACTAATTTCAAAGGTTAATAAATGATAGATTTATGTATTATAAACTATAATACCAGACCATTGTTGGCTAGATTTTTGGATACACTTCATAGTGATATCCATCAGGTTCCAAAAGCTTGGAATCTCTATATCTCAGATAATGGTTCTACTGACGATAGTTTAGAGTGGTTACAAAACGAGGGGTTTAAATATCAGATAAGTGCAGCCTTTAAGAATGAGAATATTGGATATTCTGCAGCGTGTAATCAATTAGCTGCCCATTCTAAGGGTGATATCATCGCATTACTTAATGCGGATGTATGGATGACGAGTTCGGATCTATTTAAGATAAATAGAATTTTTGAAGAGAATCCAGATATTCATATTTTAGGTCCAAAGCAACGCGATGAAAATGGCTTTATCACGCACGCTGGCATTATTGGAACTAATGTTGAACCGAAGCATAGAGGGTGGAGAGAATATGATCCGTCAGATGTGATGTATAGAGATAGAATAGATTGTGTAACAGTATCTGGTTCAGCCTATTTTATTAGGAGAGATGTTTGGAACGCTCTCATGAATAATGAAAAGTATAGAGAACTTTATCCGGATGCTACTGGTGCATTCTTGCCCACTCCTCATTATTATGAGGAAACTTGGTGTTCATACTTTGCCCGTCACTTAGATTATAATGTTGTATATGACGGATCGGTATCTGTTGGACATAGCTGGCACGCCTCTTCTCCAAAACCTGGAGAAGGTTTTAGTGAAGCTGACTCATTCTTTCCTATAAGTAGAGAAATTTTTAGAAAAGCATGCGATTACATGGGTATAGAAAGAGATTAATTAATGGAACTTTATTGGTATAAAGCTAAAGTAGTAAAAGTTATTGATGGAGATACTTTAGATATTGATGTCGATTTAGGTTTTGATGTATGGCATTGTATGCGAGTCAGACTATTTGGTATAAATGCTGCGGAGTCACGAACTTCTAATTTAGAAGAAAAAAAACTTGGTTTAGAAGCAAAAGAATATGTTAAAATCTGGTTTGATAAAAGAGGCTATGAAATTAAAATTAGAACATTCAAAGATAAAACAGAAAAGTATGGAAGAGTTTTAGCTGAAGTGTATGATCTTAATGGCTTAGATTGTCTCAATACTGACATGATTGAATCTAATATGGCTAAACCATATTTTGGAGAAAAGAGATCGTAATGGCTCTTAAAGTATTTCTATCTGGAGCTATTGAAGGTGTCGAAGATTATGGGGCAGTTTGGCGTAAAGTCGCAACACATAGTCTGCACTTAGCTGGATATGATGTACTTGATCCAATGAGCATTGTAGATACAGGCTATGAAACTCCTGAAGAAATTGTAGAAAAAAATCTATTTCTACAGAAAAGAGCTGATCTACTTTTAGTGGAATACATGCTTTCAGATAGAGCGTACATTGGTACAGATTTTGAGTTAGCCTGGGCAAAAATGCATGGTCAACCAGCAGTTGTATTCTGTTGCGATAAAAATAAAAACAGAGTTTATTTACAATATATGGCAACTAAACTTGCATCTTCAATGCAAGATGCTATAGAATATCTATCGACAAATTATCCATCAAATTGACAAGAAAGGTCAAAAATGTCAGACAACAAGTTCAAGTATTTTGCAGTAACAAGCACCACTATTGTGAAGGCTAACAATAAGACTGATGCTGAAAAGATTGCTATGAGCAATCGTCGCAATGCAAATGTTCCTGGTGAGGTTGTTTTCAAGGATGTTGAAGTAGAGCGAATTTCTGCTTCACAGGCTCGTGAACAGCTTATTGGCTGAAGTTAGTCCTATTCGCATATAGACATGGAGGGGAGTTTGTCTCCCCTCCACATCTGTTTTTAAGGAGAAGTAAATGATTTACGCTCAAATGATTGGAAGAAATGAATCTTCTAGATTTTTAGAAGAAGTTCTACAAAGAATATCAACTCAAGTTGATAAAGTAATTTTTACAGATGATGGATCAGAAGACGATACTTTAGAGATTGCCTCTAAATACGCTGAGGTATTCCAAACTCCACGTCCGATGTTTACAGAACATGAAGGTCAGCTTAGAGCCCTTGCTTGGGGTAATCTTCAAAAGTTTGCCAAGACAGGTGACTGGGTTATTGCAATCGATTGTGATGAAAAGTTATTTCATATTGGAGATGATGAAATAAAAAAAGTGTTATATAATTCTCCTTTTGATGTAGTTAATGTACGTTTTTATCATATGTGGAATGAAACTCAATATAGGGTAGATAAACTTTGGGCTCCTAATAATAGTTCTAGAATATTTAAATATGTTGATAATGGCGGATTTGCAAATAAAAGACTTGCGTGTGGATCAGAGCCAACGTATGTTGTAGATTGGCTTCGTGCTAGAAATTTTTGGCATAACTCTAACTTAGTTATGCAGCACTTAGGTTACATTAGGGACGCAGATAAGCAGTCAAAATTTGATAGATATTCAAAATTAGATGGTGGAGAGTTTCACAATCTAGATCATATTAATTCAATAGTAGATCCTAATCCAGTCTTAATTGACTGGGGAATTTTTGGAGTTTAAATGTCATTTCTAAATCCAACTCAATCATTAATCAATGTAACTAAAGCCCTTCAGGGGCACGAAAAGTTTAGCTATATCAACGTACCAAAGTCATCAGTTGTCGGACTAAGCAAGAATAGTGAAAATTCTTTTCCTAGTTTTTTTGCAAAGAATATTATTTCTTCGTTAAAGAATTCAGATAAGAGAGTAATGAAAGCAATTTCTCATACTTTAATGTCTGACATTGATGCAGGTAAACATTTTAAAATTGGTTTAAACAAGAATGCAGAGTATTATTATTCAAATATTTTTGAATATTATTACATGAATAACAGACAGGTGTATAATACTGTATTAGATTTTTTCTTTAAAGAAAGCAAGACAGTAACTATATCATTCCATGATAAAAAGCTTGTTCAGAAACATATTGGATATAATACACATGTAATCAATGTGCCCTATAACAATCATTATGATAGACTTGATTCAGTATATTCTCAGCTTACTGAGTTTGATGGTGGGATAGATTACTGCATTCTTGACTGTGGCATTTTTGGTCTTGCACTCTTGCCTAAGATATGGGAAAATCTAAATATGTCAGTTGTAGATTTTGGTAAAACTTTAAATCTTTATAAGAGTTCACTTTGATATGAAAAAGCATAAAAGACTAGAAGAAGACGATACCGAATTCTTAGTAGATCTTTTATTTGATACAAATCTTTCAGTTTCAGATATCGCAAAAGAACTTGATGTAGATATCAATGAAGTGAATAAGAAAATTAATTCAATGGGATTGAATTGGCTTAAGACCTCTAGACGTAAAATGTCTAGAGGTCAAACAGCTTTGACCCTTCTTCTAAAGAAATTAATTCCTGGCGAAGAGATAGTTAATGAGTATCATATTGGAGATAAGCTGAAACTAGATATCTATTGCCCTGCTTATAAGTTGGCAATAGAGTTTCATGGTCGTCAACATTTTTTTTATACTGGTAGATTTTTTGATTCAAAATATGAATTTGAAGAAGCGCAAAAACGAGATATAAAAAAAGCACAATGGTGTAAAGATAATGGTATTGTATTGATAGTGTTCCGATATAATGATTCTCTTAATGAGAAGAGTGTTTGTGATAGAATCCTAGATGGGATTAAGAGTTCTCCACCGGAACAAATTAAGTCGCCAAAGAAAAGTGTTACTTCATCTGAGTATTATCAGAGTATGAAGAAACGAAAGTCTGAATATAATAAAAGTCTCTACAAGAGAATAAAGGGAAACAAGTTTGATGATTCTTGATGATGTAAAAGAGACACATGAGATACCGCTAGAGTATCAAATCTTTTCGCTATGCATGAATGAACCTGGGGCAATAGAGTTCTTTAATCAAAATTTACCACAAGATATTGTGGGTATTATTCATGGAGAAAAAGGCATTCATGAATTTTATGGTGCACTTCTATCTTTCTATAGGTCAACAACATTGTCACAGGTTGATCCAGTAGCTTTCAAGTCTTGGCTGTCTTCTGAGACTGACATTTATGATGCCCTTGGTGGAGCAGCCGGTGTTTCGATAATGTTAGATATTATTGTCAAAGTTGAGACATCAAATAAAGAGTCTATATTAGAACTTATTAAGCATAAGGCTAATAAAAGAAAGCAACTTAATTATCTACAAGAACTACAGATTCTTATAAATAAAAAAGGTCTTAAATCTCAAGATGATGTTGATAGAATTAATATTCTAACTTCACAGATTAAAGATCTTGAGAATCAATTAAAGTATGATCCATTTAGTAAGTTGACAACTGGATTGGATATTATCTCTAGAGCATCTAGCTTATTAGATATACCAGACTTTGTGCCTACGCAGTTTAAAGCGCTCAATAAGGCCATGGGTTATACTGAGGATGGTGGCTTCTTCAGAGGGGCCGTACATGCAATTATAGCTCCCTCAGGTAAGGGTAAAAGCACATTTGCAAAGTGTCTAGCTAACCACTGGTTAGATACGGGCTTTAGAGTTCTGTATGTAAACTTTGAAGAAGCTCTTGGTCATTGGGAAAGAATATTAATGACTCAAATCATCGGACATAACGTCTATGCTGAGTCTGACAATTGGTCAAAAGAACAGAAAGATCATTATCTATCTGTCTTTAAGTCAAAGCTAGAAGAATGGGGTGATCGTTTAATGATTCGTCATGATCCGGAGACCCCTTATTTTGAAGATCTAGAATTTTGGCTGAGAGATCTTATTGGGGATAGTAGTAAGATGCCTGATATCGTGATCATAGATACCATTCAGTCGATGTTTACTCGCGGTAGTGGTAAGGGTAAGCCACGATGGGGTGAGTTTGAAGAGATGATGGTAAAGCTAGAGAAGCTTGCGAGAGATATGAATTGTGTTTTGATTATTACAGCACAAGAAAACTCTAATAGAATGAAAGAAAAGCGCGAGGTAGTTCAGCAGTCTGATACCGGTGGTTCTTTAGCTATTCAGCAAAAATGTGCTGTGACTATTTTCATCACTGAAAAAAGATTAGCATCGAATGATGAGACTGAAGATGAAAATATAATGCAACTCCAGATACCTAAAAATAGAATAACCGGATCTGCATTTGTATATGACCCTCCGCTTGTAAGATATGTAGATTCTAAAAAGATTTATGAAGATTATGAAGTAGTTTCGTCTTCATCTTATAGTGAGAGTTCTGATCTCACTCAACTTCTAAATGGTGAAGGATTTGATTAATGTTAAGTTTAACCGTAAATGGAATTAAAGATTTTCAAACATGCGAAAGATTATACGACTATAGGTATAATGACGAACTTCCAGAAAAAATATATTCAAGAGATATATATACAATTAAATTTGAATCAAGTATTAAAAGTATTTTGTATTTCTTTTGGTATAAGAAACAAGCTGGTATTACGCCATCCTATTCTTCCCTTCTAAACAGGTGGGAAAAGATATGGTTTCCTAAGAACACTGACCACTATGATATTATTACAGAGCAGCACGAAAGCGCTTACGGAAACATGTCTAGTCTCACAACCAAAGCTGCTAACATCCTGCTAAATTTTTATGAAACCTATTCCGATATTGAACTTATCCCATTAGCAATAAGTGATGATTTTGTAGCAGTTCTTAATAAGAATATTAAGATCGAAGAAAAATTCGATTTAATATATCGAAAAGATAACAA